CCGCAGATTGGCTTAATGACACCTTTCGCGGAGTTTAAAAAGAAAGAAAAGAAATCAGACAAAATAATGATGGCAATATACTTAGCGTATGATGCCAAGTCCGATTTTGTAAGATCAGGAATGGACCACGCGCAAATACTTAACGACGTTAGTATAAACTACCTAGAAGATAAAAACTTCGATTGGAGTAAGTATGAAAACATTATAGAAGCCTACAAAGATATCTGCACTTCTAGGGTACATAAAAAACTAAATGAAGTATTTGCAGAAATAGAAAGCATCACTTCAGCAATGGTTACACTAGCATGGGACGATGAAGGAGAGGCGCGGCAAAAAGAATTCTTAATGACTACTTCAAAGAAACTATTTACAGAATTTATACAACTACAAAAAGACTTAGACGAAGAGATAGCTGAGCTCCTATACGAAGGAGATTATGCACCATCTTGGCTTGAAGAGCAATCGCTGTAATGCAGACTATTGATAGATACATAGAACTAGAGAACGGAGACTTTGCGGTAGACTTATTTCCTTATAAAATTAAGGACGTAAACAACTTCTATAATAGAGAACATCCAAAAGAATTAAACCCAAGAACATTCTTATATAAGAAGTACTGGGGGGATAGAGCTAAGGATTACACAGAAGGCCGTTGGATTAACGACGGTGGAACGTGGTTCTTTCTTATGCCAAAGCTAGATTTCTATCTTAACTATGTTATTATATCAGACGAAGATAGGAACAGACGACACCCATCATTCAGGGACAACGAAGCTATAATGTTCACATATCTTTTGTGCGCGGAAGGCTTTTCTGGGTTTGAAGACGATGACAAATACACATGTAATAAGTATGTTGGCAAGATTGTAAACAATGAGAAGCTACAAGCCTATGAACAAAAAGCGTTAGACGAAGATCCAAGCGTTTTCAAAGCAGATGGGACATATAAAGAGTACGTTGATCCTTGGGTTTACCTAACAGAAACATACTTATTAACAGATAACAGAGATAAGCCCTTAGGTCAAGCACTATATCACAATGGTTATTATAATATACTTATACTAGCTTGTCGCGCGGTTGCAAAATCCTTTGTTGTCTTTATGGGACTGTTTTTACATGAATGGTTATTCGGTAATGTAAGAAGAATAGGTGATATAAAGAAAGCCAATAACTTTACCCAGTTTGGTATGGCGGCGGCGGATTCAGATGCATTATCTAAATCAATTGCCAACTTAGATGCAGCTTACTATGAGTTTCCTGGGCAGTTTAATTTTCAGGTCAATAAGAAAGAAACAATTAAACAATGGGGACCATTCTTCAAGATTACAAGAGGTAACTGGAAGGTAGGTAGTGGCGGCGGTGAAGTAGAACACATACTAAAGTTAAAGAAAGGTGGTAAGATACAGATCAAAGGTAATAAGTGTCAGATAGCTTTAATAGGAGGTAACAAGGATAGAGTGTTCGCTGGGGATAGATATAGGATGATTATAATAGAAGAAACAGGTTTCGTTAAGAACCTAAAAGCTATATACTCAGCTACTAAGGATTCAGTTACTGTAGGTAAGAAGCAAGTAGGGCAGATAGTTATGATGGGGACTGGCGGCTTGTTTGAGTTAATTGGAGACTCTAAAGAAATGTTTGAAAATCCCCAAACCTATAACATTTTCCCAATACCAAATTACTGGAGCAAGCAACCAAACAAATATTGTGGATTATTCTTAGGTAAGTACTTGCAGGCGGAGTCATTTAAAATAAATGGTAATACAGATTATATAAATGCACTGTTTGATGTAGTTAAGGATAGAGAGTTAATGAAGTCAACTTATGACTCGATGTCCTTCGCTAAGGAAGTATCATTTAACCCAATATACCCAAAAGAATTACTAAGACCTACAACCAAGTCAGTAATACCTGTTCAAGAGATGCAGGACCACCTAGAAGAAGTAATATCTAAAGGGTTATGGGATTCATTGGCCATGATAGGTAGCTTTGGGTATAAGACAAATGGAGACGTAGAATTTAGGTTAGATAAAGAAAAAACGCTTGTACCAATAACCAAATGGGGGCGGGACAAGGACATACAAGATGCAACAGGAGCGTGGGTACTTTATGAGGAACCACCAGAATTTATACCTGAAGGATTATACTACATACTTTATGATCCATACACACAGTCGGGCGGCGGTACATCATTACAATCAATATTAGTATACAAAGCTAAGTATAAAGATAAGTATAGCGGATACGGAGAAGGTAAGGCACTACAAGATACTATAGTAGCATCATACATAGGCCGTATACCTGATCTAGACAAGTCCTACGAAGAATCAATAAAGGCGGCGCGATTCTTTAATGCTACAGTATTTCCAGAGTTAAACAGTATAGGTTTCTCGGAATATGTAAATAGAAAGAATTACAACTTCCTAATGCAGAAAACACCAATATCACTTTTAAAAACGATTAAAGGTAGTAGTTGGCAATCACACATAAGAAGTGGATTAAATTTTGGGGTAAAGGTTAATGAGCCAATGAACATATGGTCTATAAACAGACTAGCAAATTGGCTTATGGAAGTAATTATGGTAGACGACAAAGGTTTACCTATCAAGAGAAACTATCAGAACATACTAGATTTACGTCTATTAAGTGAGTTAGTTAATTTTGATTTTGACAATAAGCCAGACTTTGACTCTGTATCAGCACTAATGCTATTACCGTACCTTTTGGGCGGGATAGATGAAGCAGTAGAAATACCTGTTACAGAAGAAGATGACTTATATAGAAAGTATGAAATTAAGTATAACCCCCCAAAGCTCGAGAGACCGCGGGCAAAAATAAACCAGTACTGAAGTGAAGACAGGCTACAACGGAAAAATAAAACCTACAGTAAGTAGGTATGAGAAAGAGAAAAACAACTTTGAAAGACAGATAGCCGTAATGGACTATTATGATACTTTCAATGGCTCATACCGAGATACAAGTAGGTTAGATAAATTTGGTATTAATTATGACCTAGCAAACGGGCGATTAGATACTAGTTTATACGACAGTGAAGATTGGTGTATGATCGGTAACGAACAAGTTTCTGTAAAGAAAGGTGAGATACCACATATACCAATGATTGCCCAAGTAGTGAACGCACTAATAGGCGAAGAAATAGCAAGACCTTGGAAATTGTCGGTTGACGATGAAAGCCCGTTAAAAGACAGTATAGAGACAGAAGAATACAGAAAGCTATTCAAACAGTACATAGATCAAAACATAATCGCCCCACAGGAAGCAGAAGCACAACAACGTCTTCAGATTCAAATGCAGGGTATGGATATGTCACAGATAAGTCCAGAGCAAATGCAGGAGATGCAAGCGCAAATGCAACAACAGATAGGCGAAGAAGTTGCGTTTAATACTCCAGAGCAGATTATGGACTACATGTCTAATGACTACCAAAACCCTATAGCAAGGCAGGCGCAGGAAATAATAACACACTTAGATAAAAAGTTTGAAATAAAGCAACTAGAGATAGAAGGCTTTACGCACATGCTTCCTACGTCCGAAGAGTATTATTATGTTAACATAGGCGAACACGGACTAGAATTTGATATGGTCCCGCCAGATAGTTTGACTTACGGCGGGCCTAAAGATGAAGTTTGGGTACAGAAGATGGATTGGGCGAAAAGAGAAAAATGGACAACCATTACAGATGTACGTATGAAGTACGCACAAGTCCTAAAACCAGCCCACATAGCAGAGCTAGACAAATACTACGAGCCTAAATATGGATCACAGCACTACGACGACGTGCATGGTAATTCTCCATTAACTAGGAGATACATGTTCGATCTTTCGTCGGACCCTGAAGGATTCCAAAATAAATATGGTAACCAAGATTATAGGCTAAAAGAAAACACAATAAACATAGCCCATGCATATTCAGACATAATGAATAAGTATGGCGAAGGAGTTAACCTAAACGATTTCGCAGTGAGAGAAACACACATCGTATGGAAAGAGTTTAGAGTAATGTACAGAGTTTACCGTATGGTTGATGGTAAACCTAAAAGATTCTTTTTCGACGAGCACTACGTTCCAGTGGCGGAGGACTTAGATGTAAAAAGAATAGAAGCCCCTGAAATTTGGGAGGGTACAAAGATAGGTACAGACGATCCTATATACTTAAACATTAGACCGCTACAAGGCCAATACCCTTCGGCGGATAATCCGTATGTAGTCGAACTACCTTACATAGGAAGGAAATACAAGACATTCAGAGGAAGGTCAGAAAACGTGTCTATTATAGATCTAATGAAGCAATTCAATAGAGACATAGACCAAGAGATGGCATCACTTAGAAAAGATCTTGACACAAACTTAGGTAAGATAATTACTATGAACATGAAGTTGAAGCCACAGAACTGGACGTGGAGCTCCTTCTTCCAGGTGGCCAAGGACCACAGTATGTTCATTATAGACCCCGATCAGAAAGGTTCAAACAATGTAGACCCTAACTTTTTGCGGGAGATGAACCTAGATAAGATGACTGACATATCAAACAGGTTATTCCTTATAAAGGAAATGATAGCCAACTTGTATGCAGTAGCAGGATTTAGTCATCACAGGGCGGGCCAAGGTGGTCAGTATGCAAACGCAGTTAACATACAAACCCAGCAACAATCATCTTACAATCAGACGGAACCTATGTTTGAGACGCATAGGGTAATAGTAGAGAAAGCCTGCAACAGATTAATGAATTTGGCGCGGGTTTATTACAAAGAAAATCCAGACGAACTAAGAAACATATTAAGCCCAACAAGCTTTACAGAACTAGAATTTGGATACCCATTCTGGTATGCATACTTTAATGTAAGATTAGAGAACAGTGGTAAAGTAGCTAGACAAGTAGCAGAGCTTAAACAGTACATGCAAGCCTTCATACAGAACGGATGGCAGCCAATTGATATCATAGCACTAGCGTCAGCCGAGTCAAGAAATGATCTTATTGATATTGCACAGAAAATAGATAAGCGTCAAAAAGAAGAAATGGCTGCTGCCCAACAAGCACAACAAGCGCAAATGCAAGAGCAAATGGCGGCGATGCAACAAGCAAAAGCAGAAGAAAACCAAGTCAAATTCGAGCTTGAAAAAATGAAACAAGACTCTGCATTACAGAGAGTAAACATAGACGTAGATAAATTCAGATTAGCAAACGATGTGGACGCAAATGGTAAAGCAGATTTACTAGAAGCGAAGATGTTAGAGCTTGAACAGCGTGCAAAAGAGCACGAAGATAAAATGGAATTAGCACGTCAACAGCAAAATGAGACGACTGTTTCAGCCCGAATTTAACCAAAAAGGGGTCCAAAAATGCAGGATATCCCCGATTAAGAAAAATAAATTTTAAAAAAAGTGCGTGTTTTGACCAAACACGTTGTATATTTGCAACACGAAAGAAAATGACAACAGAAGACAGTACAGTTGAGTTCAAACCTGGCGGTTATAATAAGTGGGACCCAAGTTCAAAACCAGAACAATTGAAGCCACAATTAAACCCACTTTTTGGAGATTTCCAAGATGATGAACCCGAAGACGGATCAGACGAACCAGAAGACCAAGATACGCCAAATAGTTTAGACAACCCAGAAGGCGGGACAGAAGACGCACCAGAAGGTGTTGAATACCAACCCGCGGCGGAAGAAGAAACAGAAGAAATTGACAACCCAGCTTATTTCATAGCAAAGCAACTTGCTTCAGAAGGAGTAGTGGCGTTAGAAGATATTGGGGCGGACATAAGTTTTGGGGACATCTATGAAAACTACAAAACTAGTTTAGAACCAAGAGTAAAAGAACAAGTATTAGCAGACGTACAAAACCACCTTACACAGGCGGGGATTACAGATGATAATATAATTATGCTACAAGCTATTCAAAATGGGGTTCCATTAGATGAGCTATACGTAGTTAACAGATACAAGAAATATGCTACAGTAGATCCAGACGAAGTTGACTCCAGTAAGAAGACTGAAGTAATCAAAGAATGGTACCTAAGCAGAAATCTTTCAGAAAAAGAAATTAAGCGTAACCTAGAAGCTATAGAAGTTAACGATGAAGTTGATACTGAGTTTGAAGAAGCGCGGGCATTTTTCGGGGAGACCGTAAAGAACTACGAAGCCCAACAAAGAGAAATATCATTAGAAAACCTTAGACAAAATCAGGCTATCCAACAAAGGAACCAACAGATTTTAGACAAGGCAATAAAGATGGGGGATATTTACGGAGAGAAGATTACGTCTATTCAAAGCAAAGAAATAGAAGCAGACATATTCCAAAAGTCTTTAGCCATACAAGGTCCAGAAGGGCCAATACCAGTATCGCCATTCGAGGAATTTATGTACAAGCTTAACAACGACCTAGAGTTTCAATTACTACAGTATAAGATACATAAGTACAGAGGTAAGGAAGAACAGATTATAAAAGAAAAGGTGGCGGAAGAAACAGAGAAAGACTTTCTTAACGCATGGAAAAAACAGCAAAGTAAGTCAGCATCCAAGTCATCATTAAAAAGAAACGAAACAACAGATTCGGGGGGAACTGTATCAAGAACAACTTCAGGAGGTTTCAGACTTGAAATCTAATAAATTAAACTAAAACTAAAAAACTAAAACTACAATGGCAATTAGAACGAAACCATTTCCAAGTAAATATATCGTAGAGCAAGAATTTGCTAACGACGACAAACTATTTGGGCCCCATTTAAGATATGAGCAATTGCTTGCATCTAAAGGCGGAACCGTTACAGATTATACAGATCTCACAGAATTAGCAAAAGGATTTTATTCAGCTACTTCAGAAACTTTATCTGAGAATACAGCACCTTGGTTACAATGGGTGAAGGGTACAGGCGGGTATAAGGATATTACTACTAGAAATGTTAGATGGAGAACTTATGGTAAACCAAAGCGTAAGTTTATTGCAATAGGTAACCCTAATGGTAACTGTGAATATATTGGGGCAGCGGGCGGAAGCTTTAACGTTGTATTTGATGTAGACCACTTCCAACCATCAGACAGACTAGCACCAGTTGAAAATGGTAGTGCTATTATAGAAATTACATCACATGCAAGACGTGCATCGGGCGGATTCCAATATGAAGCAAAACTAGCTAACCCAGAAACATTCTTACCTAAAGAATACTTGGTAGGTAAATTCTGGTGTAGAGCAGGCCAAGCAGCATCTTACCACGGACCATTATCAGGACAAGCGGGCGGATTCTCATTCGACACAGGTTTTGCATACATTGAGTATGAAGTACCTTTACACACAACTACATTAGAGTACTCTGTAGACATGGAGACACACCTTAAAGAAGGTTCGTTGAAAGTTGGATGTAAGTACGACGACGGTAGAATCGAGGAAAAAATTACAAACAGACTTGCGGTTGAATTCGATGCAGAATTTGACAAGCAAATGGAGAAAGTCCTTATCCACGGAGAAATGACCAATCACGGTATTGATCCAATCAACAGAAAGAACATCACAACTTCTCCAGGTCTTTATGCATATTTGGCGGAATCAAATATAATAAAATACAATC